TTGCATACAATTCATTTCTATCACATCTGCGTAAAATAAATCTGCCCATGGATAGTAGTGCGAAAATTGTTAAACCGCGAATGCTTCACGGGTCACAATGGGGGATGATTGACCCAGTGGATTCACCAGATGGTGCGAATATTGGGTTTCATAAACATCTCGCATTCGGAACGCGGATTACGAATCAGTGCTCAGCCTATCCGATGATGCAATGGTTGCGCGAAGTCGTTAAGATGCATTTACTGGAGGAATGCACACGGATGTTTCTTCATTATACGACGAAAGTGTTTGTGAATGGTACTTGGGTTGGCGCAGTGACTCGACCCGAAGAAACGATACGCTTGATTCGCCTTCACCGACGTAATGCTCTTATTCCAATTTATATAAGTTCTCGTTGGGATATTAAAAACAATGAGATTCATATATTTACGGATGCTGGGCGTCTATGTCGCCCCATTTTCTATATCGATGAAGATACGGGTCGTCCAAGTTATGACAAGGAAGAAATTCTGGAAATGATACGTACCGGAAAGGCGTCATGGGAACAAATGACGACGGGTTTTACTGCGAAATCTGACCCGGCATTTAATCCATCCCACTGTAATTATTATACAATCGACGAATTATATGGTCATGCCCACGATACATCAGCGTTGTCCGCAAAACAGAAAGTAAGCGAAGATGTTGCGCGTGTAAATACAATCGAGGATTTTCGACGATTGAAGGCGACTCAGGCAATTCTCGAGTATATTGATACATCCGAAACAGAATCCACGCTCATTTCAATGAGTCATAAGTTCGAGAGACCAGTTCTTGCGGAATCGCGCAAGGCGAAAGAGAGCAGAAGCGGTAGCGAGAGCATCGAGAGCAGTGATATCGAACCGGATGAAGAAGCAAAAAGTAAAGTTTCACAGTTGGCAAGAGGCACAGGCGGTCTAACGCCTAGAACCTTCGCCAAGGCACAAGATTTGAGCAGACGTGTTCTCGAGAAGCTGCGAAAGGAAAAAGCTGCTGCCACCGCCGCAAACGAAGCACAGAATGGTGGCGCTGGTGGAGAAGCCGCGGAACACAAGACCCGCAGTGAGTCCCGGCGTAGCAAACGCAGCAACAGCAGCAGCAGTCACAGCCATCGTACTCGTGTTCTCTCCGCCGATGGAAAACAATATACCCACGTTGAAATCCATCCATCGCTTGTCATGGGTGTTATGGGAAACCAAATCTGCTTCCCAGAAAATAATCCAGTCGCACGTAACGTCTTTGGTTGCGGTCAAGCCAAACAAGCCGCATCTATTTATCACAGCAATTATCAGGTTCGTATCGATAAAATGGGTGTCGTCATCAACAACGGCGAAGTTCCTATCGTGAAGAGCAGGTATCTTGACCTCATCAACCATGAAGAACATCCGTGCGGTTTTAACGCCATCGTCGCAATTATGTCCTTTAACGGTTACAACGTAGAAGATTCTATCTTATTCAACGAGGCATCTATCAAACGCGGAATGTTTCGTATCACGTATTATAATATGTATGAAGCGCGTGAAGAAAGCAGTAGTGTCCGCGGCGCACAGCGCGATACCCGGTTCGCCAATATCCAGAAAGAAGGAGCCATCGGTATTAAACCAGGATACGATTATAGTTATCTCGACGATAATGGTCTTATTCGTGAAAATACCGAAATGGATGATAAGAAAGTCGTTATCGGTATGGGGTCGGTTAGTATCCAAAATGAAGGGGGCCAAATGCGTGATATGTCGACCATGCCAAAGAAAGGCCAACTCGGATTCGTCGATAAAGCATTTATGACGGAAGGTGAAACGGGATTTCGTATCGGAAAAGTCAGAATCCGCGAGGAACGTTTTCCATCTATCGGCGATAAATTCTGCTCTCGTTGCGGTCAGAAGGGGACTGTTGGGCTGATTATTCCAGAGAAGGATATGCCTTTCACAAAGGACGGGATTCGACCTGACATTATTATTAATCCACACGCAATTCCCACACGTATGACAATCGGTCAGCTTATCGAATCTCTTATGGGGAAGGCATGCGTTCTTAATGGTGGGTTCGGAAACTGTACAGCCTATACGAACAATGGAACAAAACATGAATCATTCGGATCCGTTCTTACAGAATATGGATATCATTCATCCGGAACTGAGGTTCTATATAACGGAATGACAGGCGAGCAAGTCAAGAGTGATATTTATATTGGACCTACGTATTATATGCGCCTCAAACAGATGGTCAAGGATAAAATTAATTATCGGTCACAGGGTCCGCGTACACAACTTACGCGTCAAACAGTTCAAGGTCGCGCAAATGACGGCGGTCTTCGTATTGGCGAAATGGAACGCGATGGAATACTTGGACACGGAGCAGCACATTTCTTGAATGAGTCACTTATGGTGCGCGGTGATGAATATCATATGGCAGTTTGTAATAAATCGGGTATGATTGCGATTTATAATCAGAACCAGAATCTTTTTATGAGCCCGATGGTGGATGGACCGATACAATACTCGGGGAATTTGGCAGATGCGGCGTCTGGGGGAGCAGGCACCGGCGCAGGCGCAAGCGTGGTTCATATGACGAAATTCGGCCGTTCATTCAGTATCGTGCGTATCCCGTATTGTTTGAAACTCCTTATTCAAGAATTACTTGTCATGAATGTCCAGATGCGTATTATAACTGAAGATAATATTGACCAGCTTCCAAGTATGTCGTATTCCAATAATGTGTATAAGGTGCTGAAGGACGGCAAAGGCGCGATGGGTGTGGATGATATTATTGAGAGGAATCGATTGGCAGCCGGTTTGAAACCACGAGATATGTCTTTGCGAAAGGACGCGTCGGGTGCGGCGCGCGAAGGAGAAGAGGAATCCGCAATTGGCAGTCGCGTATATTTACCGAGTCGAAGCGAACAAGAACAAGAACAAGAACAAGAAGAATATAATATGAGAATGAACAGACCCACCGCCCTTTCGAAAACAAGTGTTGAGTTTGACCCGGATGAACATCCTGAAGAAATCGTCGCGGATTTGGATATTGATACCAGACAACGCATTCGTAATTTAGGATGGCGGTTTGCTTTGAATGCCGATATTGCACGCCAGATGCAAACACGCTATAACAGCAGCAGTGGCGGAAAGGCCGACATGTTTAATCCTAGTAATATGACTAGCGAAGATCTCGTTCTTGAATCGATTATTCTTGACAAAAATGGAGAACCTACCGACCGATGGACGATTAGCGGACGTCGTCGCGAGCGAGACTATCCGACACATTATCCGGATGGATGGTTCTCTGAAATGCTTCTTTATCCCGACGATACACCTATTTCTCCAAGCGATATGGTGGAAGAATTGCGTAATACGCGAAAACCATTAAACTGGGTCTTGTCGATTATTTCTTTAATAGAAAAACATGGTCGTAGGAAGATGATTGAAAGAACGAGAGCCGAAGGCTTGATTTCGTATGAAAATATGCGCGATATTGAAACAAATACGAAAGAAACCGCGCGTGTGTCTAGTGAAATCGAGCGCGCGAAGCGTGAAGGAAATGTCGCGGAAGAGGAACGCCTTAAAGTTCAAATGACTCGTTTGGTGGATGAACGTACGAAATTGGATTCGACGCGGCGAGAGATTGAGCGTGAAGAAGCAGCAGCAGCAGCAGCTAATGCTCCTCAGAGTCCGACATATAGTAGTATTCTTATACCACCAGTTGGAAAAGAAGATGACGCGCAAAGGGTTCGCGGAGCGGTTGCGTCATTTAACGAAAAGATGCTTGAAAAATATGGCGAAAATCCTCAAGAAATTCCCGAAAGTCATAGTTATTTGCCGCGCACCCCACCATCACCTGCTTATTCATCAATCCTTGAAGACACTGGACAAAAGGGTGGCACTGCCTCTAAATATATTCCGCAAATCCCGGCATCCGTCGTGGATAGTTATTTGAATTCTCGTTACGGAATCGCATCAGCGTCGTCGGCTCCATCAGGAACGAATACTGCATCAGCAGCACCATTCGGTCTAATGACTGGTGGTGGAGTTGCCGGTAGCCTACCAACAATGAATATACCAGTTGTAGCTACGATGCCCATGGCTGGAATGATGCCGATACAGCAACAGCAACAAGGCCCGCAAGGACAACAAGGCCCGCAAGGACAACAAGGACAACAAGGAGGCGCGCCACAGCAGCAACAACAACAAGGGATGAACCAAACTGGTGGAGCCAATGCCAATCAACCAAACGAACAAGGCGTAAGAACATTTTCCATCAAATTATAGTAAAATTGAATAATAAAGATTTGTTATTATTATATAGTAAGTCCATTTCATTCCATTTCGTATTATGTCTCACGTCAGTAGCGGAACCATTACAGCTTTATTCAAATCGCGCAATATCCTTCTGGACTTACTCGCACGTCAAGGCATGGATGTCACGAATTACACCGATTATGGTGTCGCAGAAGTCCAGACGATGTATGCGAATAACCAGTTGGATATGCTTCTTACAACGGAGAAAGATGTCCATCCAGTCAGGAAGGTATATGTCAAATATTATTTAGCTAAAACGCTTCGCCGAGAAAATATCAACCATATGATCGACGACCTCTTCTATTTGGAGCAAGTGCTTCAACCCAGTGACACGTTGGTTATTGTGATGAAGCAAGAAGTGAATGACACTGTCATCGGTATTCTCAACGAGATTTGGGAAAAGGACCGGATTTTCATCGTGATTCATTCTCTCGACCGACTTCAGTTCAATATCCTCGAGCACCAGTATGTTCCAGAACATGTAGTCTTATCAGAATCAGAACAAGAAGAAGTCCTTAAGAAATACAATATCACAGATACGAAACAGATGCCAAGCATTTCGCGGTATGACCCCGTCGCACTTGCGATTGGTATGCGACCAGGGCAAATTTGTAAAATAACGAGACCAAGCAAAACGTCGGTTACGAGCCAATTTTATAGGTATTGTGTAGCGAATTAGGGTAGAGTAATGTAGCGTAACGGCGCGGCCGAACGACCAAACTATAATTATTTTTTATCTCGACAATATAACTGTTATATTATCGAGAATAGATGGCGTGTTCGAAAGGGGATACGTATTATCTTGAAGCAGAAGGTACAACCAAACAAACCGCGAGTGATAGCATGATAAATACGATAAATGTATGTACCGCAACTAAAATTCTTGATAGATTACATCGCGAATTTACAGAGAAGTATGTGGCCACAGCGACTACTGGAAAAACCCTAATTTCTGATGATTCAAGGAATAATCCAACATTTTATTTACGAGCACAACCGCCACTTGCTCAGTTTCCTGCGGTTAGTGGTAGTGGTACTGAATCCGCCGGTGGTACTTCAACAAACCGACTTTATAATATATTAATGGCTTCAAAAACGGCCGATGATCAAATATATAGAAGTGCGATTCATGCGATTACATATGGTGTATATAATGCTGGAATTAGTAAAACTGATTATCTTAATCCTCCTAATAGTTATGTTGTGCCTACAGATTTTGCTACACCGGTCATTTTCAAAGGACTTTATGGTTTGAACGCATTAAACGCCATATTAGAAAATATGATATCTAAAAATATTAGTAATATTAATCTGGGTGATTTTAGAACCATTAATAATAATATATCCAAATATATTCGGGATCAAACAACTAAAACCACGTTGGAAGAAATCGCACGACGAGAGAATGAAATATACCGAGAGAAGTTTCTTCATATTATCTTGGTTATCCTCGGTATCTTTTTAGTAAGCTCTCAATTGGTTAAGAAATATTTTTCATTAGGTAGCAGCGGTGGTAGCAGTGGTGGGTTCGGATTTGGAAGCGGAAATCTATTTACTGGATTTGGATTAGGGACTGGAAGTGGTTTATTTAGTCGTTTTGGCGGTCTTGGGTTGGGTCGCAGCGGACGTTCTCGATTAACCAGTATGTTTTCAAATAATCCTTATTCTTTGTCAAACCGCTAACAAACAAGTGTATGTATGACACGTATGTTATAATATTTATTATATATAACATACTGTAATGGAAATCCAGCAAGAAAGACCGCAAATTTTGTTTCCAAATGCAACACCTTTTTCTCTTGATAATTTCGAAAATAAAGGCAACCGGCAAAATATTCAAGAAGGTGTAACAGTTCAAAATGACGAGGACCTGAATAAATCGATGTCATCGTTGATGACGGAATATGTAAAAGATACAGCGGTAGATAAAGGCGCGAAGAATAAACAAGAAGGGATGCTTACCGGCACATCTTTGAACCTTAATTTACTCCAAGGCGACCTTATGAATTATGGACGATTTGACTTAGATAAGAATCCAATTCAACCTTTTACTACCCGTATTCAAGAAACATTATCATCATCAGGCGTCGTATCCTATAAAGAAGGATTAACCAATGATGACAAAATCACGACGACGACTTCCGGGACAACCAGCGCGGGGAAAAGTCAAAAATTACTTGACCTCGAAAAGAAATTAAGCGAGCTTACGAGTGAATACACAACACAGTATCGATTATATACCGAAGATTTACTTACACGGTCTGGGTTTCTACAGACAAATAGTCAATATCTGAATAAATTGGTTCGCGATATATCATATACGGGGAGTGACGCAAGTGCCGCCTTTTATTATGTAAATCCGTTTGGATACACCCACCGTTATAAGGATTTGTCATCTGTCTTGTTATATGATAACAAAACATGCCCAACAATTACACAGAGTGAAGCACTTCCAAGCGACGACAAGATGAATCCATTTAAGATAACAACTGCTTCATTTGTGGATATTAGCAGTGGAAGTATCGGTGGCGGATTTAGTCGTTTTTCCGATTTAGCAAGTTATGATATGGCGGGATACACTCCGTGTATTACAACTAAAAATGTGAAATTACCGGGTGCTTCATCATCAGAAGATCAGTACGCATGGGTAGATGTTGAAGGTAAGAAACATGTCTATGAAAAAGGTGTGTGGCCAGATAAGCGGCATTCATCATGTCTTACATCGGTAGTAGGTGAGCCAATTACACTCACCGCCAACCAATATAATTCGATATCTACCGCGCAAGATGCCCCAATGAAAGAAAATAGTGAATGTTTTCGCGCGAGTGTTTCACCTACGGTAAATTCCAAATTAGCGGATATTAAGAAGAAAATCGACGATACGGTCGCGGAAATAAAGAAAGAAAATCAAAACATTCTGAATACTGCGGCAAATACCACAATTGTTAGTCGCGACAAGACACTCGCCGAAAAATGGGGGTCGCTTGATGACGATATTTTAGCTTATATTAAAAAACTATTAGGGGACTACTATTACCCAGCAGTCTATGTATTCTGGTGCTTTATTATTCTTGTCGCGGTTCTCATGATATTTAAATTCGCGTTCTTATTTGTTTCTCCGGGTGGAGGGGGCGACTCAGCCAACGTCGGTGATGGAAATGCCAACGGTGGCGGAGTTTCTTTACTTGGTATTGTCATTATGGTGCTCATCGTTATCTTTGCCGTGTATTATTACTTTTCATACACTTATAATTTAAATGTAGGTATTACGCGAAATGACACAGACACAGTTTATACAATTGTATAATATTCTATGTTATATGTATCAGTTATAATCGATACATATATCAATATATCAATATATAGAAAATGAGTGACTATTCACGGTTGCTGACAAAAATGGCCGAATTAGGCGCGATTGAAGGTGAATATAGAAGTTTAACAAATACATACACACCAGCAGTATCTGTCGGGCAGGGAGATACATACACTTTCACAAGGGATATAAACCCAATTTCTGATACAAAGACGCCACTAGTGATTCGCCCAGGTGAAGATTACGGCGAATTTTGGAAATATATTGGAAAGATTGATCCGGTATCTGGTTCTGACATTAACACAAATTCCCAAAAATGTTGGAATATGGCCGCCAACGACCCACGTCTGTTTCAAAAAGTAGCTTATACAGGTATAGGTGGGACAAATACAGGACAACTTGATTGGGATAATCGATGCTATGGGCTCGCACCAGATGCTCCTGCCGACGCATCATATTCCACCACGTCTCCGGGATATTCTAGTATGGTGGGGGGTGGGACGACAAACGGTAATAATATATACACAAAATTAGGAATAACCAATACGGCCGACACAGTAAATATAGCAAAAGCATCAAAAATCTACGACCTTCAATTACGTGTTGATTCTCTCACTCGAGATATTGCGGCTTCGTCGGGCGCAGGTATTAATACCGAATTAAGAACACTTCTCGGCTCGGCTGCTGATTCAAGCCAACTTATAACTAGAATCAACCAGTATATGAATGAAGGTTCATCGGATATTTCAGGAAATTATTACCTAATGGATAAACGTAAAGAAATGAATAATGTTTATGCGGAAATCAACGGACAGACCACATTACGCGCAAGAAAATACAAATTCATCTTTTATATTGTAGCGGCGATAATTATTATTATCGGTTATGCGTCATATACATCAAAATTACCATTATTAGAGCAGGTCAATACAATTAAGAGTTATGTCGGTTGGGGATGGTGGACAAATTGGTGGGTTATTACAATCGTCGCTATTGTATTCATTCTCTCATCATTCGGATGGGATATGAAAGGAACCATATTGATGGTGATACGATATTTGACAGACTCAGAATTCTGGACAGGTCAATTATGGTGGGTTGGCGTGACATTTATGTTATTGATTATGATTTTCTTTTACGCTTCATTCAAATCATTTTTTATGGAATTTGATTCGGGAATAAAGAGTATTCAATCAAACCTAGATGGCGGCGGTGATTCGGAATAACATCCTATAAAAATATTCGCTGGTATATATAGTAGATACACCATTACTATATATATAATGTTTTATCAAAATTCAAATGATTTAGTAAAAATTGCGAGTGCGAAATCAGGACATGTTCAAAATTCAAAAGAGACCCGTGAATTTATAACAGCATCTCAGTCAAATACTATGAAAGATAATAATACAGATATAAATTTCGATGATAAATCTCCAATGAATAGTCAGCATTCGTCATTGAGTATCGGTGCGCAGTTTCAAAATATGATACAAGGGCTATTTTCAGCGCCGATGAAGGAAGGTCTCGCCGGGGGTGGCGGTGGCGGTGGCGGTGGTGGCGCGGCGGCTCCTGCCAATCCTGCGACCGGTATTGGCGGCGACAGCAGGATTAGTCAAGCCAGCTACATAAACAGCCAAGCCGCCGCAGATAAAAAATATACGCAACAAGAATTAGACCATATCAAAAAGGTTCAGGGAATCATGAATCTAATCGATAAAGATGACAAAAATCGACGTAATCAATGGGTTGAAGTAAGTGACTCCGCGGGAGTTACAAAATATGGTTATATCACCAAAGATGGCGTATTTCAGATATGGCATGTCCCGACATCCCCCTCTTCCAATCCTACAAATTGGCTTCAGACTAATACGGTAAAACAAAATGTCGGCGTTATTGGATGTCCAGCTCCATCCGGAACAACGCAAAAAATCAAAATCGCCGGAAAATGGGACAACATCAAACCATATGATTTAATTTACGCCGATATCGATTCTGGTCGAACGAATCCACTTTTTATGGTGATAAATGACTCTGTTCGTGACGCTAGAAATACAGTTGGAGGGAAAGGACTGTTTTCTTGCGGGAATGAACGCGGAAATGTATATGTTGGTGAGCGCCCTTCTGCGGATTTTCAATTTCCAGAAAGCGGTGTCGATACGATTCAGATGGGATGCTATGTTATCGCCGAAAACACAACTGAGAGTGATTTAACTAATCGCGGATTTACATTTCAAGATGATCTTAATGAGGCATCCATTTCGCAATGTAAGCGGCGAGCAGAGGATTTAGGGAGCGCATATTTCCTTATATCTGCACCTGAAAAAGACAAACCAAATAATAAAGGCGGATGTTGGGTTTATACTAGTTCGGGCAAACCAAACATCGACGGCATACTCACAATAGATGAGAAAGGCCAGAAATGCCACACCATGGCGAATACAGAACCAGATGAAGACGGATTTTTAAAATCATATACATCCTCCAATTTGAAAAGGTTATACGGAAAGGATACCAAGATCGAAGTTCCACTTAATCCACCCAACCCAGAATGCGACCATACGACAAGAAGTAGATGTATATTTAACAATTACCATCATGTAGGCGACGGGACATGTTATCCAAATAATTGGAACGGATGGTGGGCGTATGGAAAATTGTATCCATACAGCAAACAAGAATTGAAAGGGTGGTTGAACGAGCTTCATAGACGAAATGCCGATGGTCTTGAACGCAATGCTGTAAATGAATATGTCGAAAAATGTAAAAAAACAGAAGGATACGAATTTTTGGATGATAATCCCCAGAAACGCACGAAAATAGAACGGTCGGTTGCTCTGTATTCTCTTAAAAAAGGTGGTCCTACTGGCGTAGATCAATTGGACCGAAACGGGCGTGGGATGGTGGGGCGTATCTCATATATCGACCATAATGGCGAGAGACATGATTATCCGGCATCCGCCCTCTCGTATATGACGCCAACAAAAAATGATAAAGGTGAGACACTACCAGCTACTTATTTGAACTTGGGCGGTTATGATACACGTTCTGCGGAAAGCTCCTATAGTCTTAAAGAAATCACGCCGGGAAGTTTCAGTGAGGCAAGTAATCTTCTATATAAGGCAAGTCGTGATGGTTGGTCGGCGGCAACATTTCATCAAAAATGTGATAATAAAGGCGCGACTTATACCCGCGCAATAATAAACGATGGCCGCGTTTTAGGCGCTTACACCGCTTTAAGTTGGTCATCGTCCGTTCAAAATTATCAGAACGATACTGCGGCATTTCTGTATGATGGAACAACTAAATATCCTTCTACGAATGGCGTTTGGGGTTCAGGAGTCTATGCGACATATATGAACCAAACGTATTTTCCGACATTTGGCGGAGGACATGATTTCTATATTTGGGGTCAAAATATCTATAATAACGCATATACTTTTATTACCGCCGATGGAAAGGCACCATTTGGACGAAACGCGCGCACATATCAACAATATTCTCTGAGAGATTTAGAAGTCTATGCTGTTGATGCGAATACGTTTCCGAAAACATTAGAATTCGCACGTAAGTTACGAACCATGCCTGTTGGCGAAAGTATTACGGCGTCGTTTGATAAATGTCGTGGAATATGTGACGCTGATGAGAAATGTGGCGGGTTTGTTTATACTAAAGGTAGTGCGGGCGCAGACGGAAAATGCGAAATAAAAGACCGCGCGAAGATGTATCCAGTCGGTTTGCGTATTAGTGACCCGACAAAACAACTTATGCTTAAAGTCCCGACTATCAATGGAAGTATAAGTGATGACGCATGTAAGGTTAATAATGGTGCGTATAAAATCATCGATAGTGCTCAATACCAACATTATCCAGATAAGGGCTCGATGACATCGAGTTCAAAATGCGATATTCAAAATCTCGTTCCAAAGAATGGTTCATTAGAACAAACCGATTTGACGTCTATATTTGGAGCAGTAGAAAAAGCATTTGAAGAAACAGAAAGTAAAACTGCGGAATACCGTGCGCAAACTGCGATTGCTACACCATCAGGTGCGGGTGCGGAAGGTTTCGGGGTTCTGAGAGAAGGCATCGATAATTACGGAAATGCAATGAGTGGTGTCGCGGGCGATTTAACGAAAATCGCCAACGCTGAATATCAGCGAGAGCGTATCAATGCGATAACCGAAGAAACGAACAAACTATTGATGGCCGAATCCTACAAATTTATTCTTTGGAGTGTTTTAGCTATATTGGCGGTGTTGGCGGTTTTAAAACTAAAAGAAATGTTCGGACAGACCGATGCTGATGACAACGACGCCGGTGGCGGGTCTGGTGGGCTTTTAGCAACAATATTAGGATGGTTTGGCATAGGTAGCGTGAAAACGGACGATATTGAGGATAGAACTCAAGACGTAAAATCGGCGTTAAGTTCCGCAGGCGAACAATTGAAAGAAACCGGTTCCAACATCACAACCGGTATTACTGAAGGCGCCAACAATTTGGTGAATTCCGCAAATGAAGCCGCAACTGGTGCGATTGACAGCGCGAATAATTTGGTCGATAAAGCAAAAGAAGCCGCATCGGGCGCAATCGACAAAATCGGAGCCGCTGCGACGACCCCAACGGCTCCGACCCCAACGGCCTCGACCGAACAATCTACCAGAACCCCACCAACTACTGGCGGTAAGCGTTCCATCAAAAAGAACCACTAAACAGAGGACGAAAATAATAATATAATTAGTATTTAAGGATTGTAATTGTATGGTATATCAAATAAGTGAGAAAAACCAAATATTCATCGCATTATTTGCGATTGTTGTATTATGTGCTGGGAAGTTATTCAAGGATTATCTATTTCGTAGAGGATACGTGGAAGGGCTAACAAATGGTAATTTCATTTTATCGATGGTGGCTGATGGTCCGTTGTCCCGGCCGGCGCCGAATACCGCTAATAGAACTGTAAATGTTTATTTTAAAATAAAAATGCCACAAACTGCCACAGTTGTTAAAGTTGAATTACCTAATGATGTAGCTAATGGTGGAGCTAATGATATTACATTATCTACTAACACGAGTCATTATACAATTGTAAGTGTGAACTCGAGTTCTGGCGCGACGACCGCAATTACACAATCACCTGTATATACCGACGCAGCCCCCGGGACTCCTCCGATTGTAAGAAGCATATCTTTCACGGCATCGACCCCAATAACTTCTGACACAATTATCCAAATAGGCGTTCAGATGACCTTGTTCCAAAAAAGCCAACCAACAGAAATCGAAACGTTCGGTCCATTTAAAGTTATAATTGGTAGTGCCCTAAATGATGTTTATGATAGTAGAAGTATTACTATAGCTCCAAATAGTGGTGGTTCAACTACAGTCTCCAGCGGTTCAGTAGTAGAAATACAAAATGCGATTAATACGATTAGAACGCGTCTGAACACTATGGGACCCAGTGACCAAGGAAGAACCGAATTACTACAAGCTCAATCTGCACTCGTCACTGTATTGGCTTATACATATGGAACAGTCAAAGAAGCCGGAAAAGTCTTTGACTCTGAAGCGCTATACCGAGCCCAGCAAACTGCTATGGAATTTATAAATAGAGAAAAAGCGCGCGCGGCAAGTAACGCAACCGCGTTAAAAGAGGATAATGCCAATAAACGACGAATGGCTCAAGTGAATACATATTATACCCGCAATTATGAAGCCAATACCGAAGTCATGAAGAACATCATTTTTGTATCAATCGCGCTCATTATATTGGCAATTCTACGCAACAAAGACCTGATACCCTCATCTATTTCAACTTTAGGCGTTATTTTCGTTCTTACATTAGGAGGTATCGTCATTGGAACCCAGGTATTCGACATTATTCGTCGTAACGACCATGACTTTGACAAATATGACTGGACCTTCAACGAGAAAGAGCATGATGATAAAAAGTTTATCCAACAGAATTCAGATAAAGCTAATCTCTTGGATTCGGGTATGGCGGCGTGCTATGGCCCTGGATGCTGTTCTGTTGGAACAACGTGGAATCCGATCGCTGCGCAGTGTATGCCCGGTGCCGGAGGCAGTGTAAGCGGCACTGCGGGTTGGGACCCCGCCACCAAACAACTCGCCATTATTTTAACTGTTCCAGGAGGATTGTCGATAGCAGCATCGGGAATACCGGCCGACTCAGTTACAATTACATTACCATCTGGATTATTTTCAGGAACGCCTGCGGTGTCAGGCTCTGAATATAGTGGTTCTCCGACTTTATCTGGTCAATTCATCTTAACGAAAACTTCTAGTACTATATCCCCTAATCCCTCAGCCACCACAACAATTACGATTACGGGCATGACCGTTGCGCCCAACGCATATCAGGCAACAAAGAAACTTACTGTTAAAACTTCAAAAGATATCAATCTTGTTGGTATTGCTATAACCGGTATTTCATGAACATCCTAATTTGGTATTTATAATCTAACAAATATAGTAGTTATATTATAAATAATACACCATTATAATAAATGGGGATCGATTTCAGTGACGCGGAGGGTATTGAACCCGAACTTTTAGAACAAGCTCAAAAAGGAGAAGAAATGATGAAAAAAACGGTCGCAACAGACGGAGAATCTTTGAAAATATCCGGTGGAGGCGGCGGGGGAGGAGGAGGAGGAGGTCAGCTTTCATTTGATGAAGTCCTTCAACAATCACAAGATAAAATTACAGAAGTCAAAAAAATTATGTCAATGGGTGGATTTACTGGTCCCGAGAAATGTAAATATGAAACCAGTCTCGCCCACGCGGAATGGTTACATTCACGAAATTCGGAAAAAACATGTAATAATGATGTCAAAGAGATTAGTATGAAATATATAGCTTTAGTGAATGGAAAGGCGCAAACACATGAAATAAATAAAGCCCATAAAGAATGGACCAATATTCGAGAAAAATGTGGAAAAAGTAGTTCGGATTTATTAGAAAGGGCGAATAAATACATCGAAACAGACCGTCGTTGTCGGCTCGATAAAGCAGCTGAAAATGATATTTACCCGTCTCTTTTAACGGAAGCAAATAAGGCGGGGTTTGAGGTTCGACGTGAAGTAAATACTGAGAAAGTTGAAGGATTTGTTGGAACTGGTGGCAGCATAAAGGAAGGATTTGATTTTCATACTGACCCGTCGGTTTTGACTGGTAATGAGATAGTAGTCAGTGCGATTGCTAATTCGCCGGCTATCATGAAATTTAACAAACGCCTACCAAGATACGCCGACGCAACAGGAGATAGGGCTGCCACGGATGCTGATACTAATACGATTCTTCCATGGAGCGAATATTTTACAGATTGTAATACAGTGACGCAATCTGATAAAAACCGATGCGATGCAGCGCAAAAATCTTCAACCAATACTATTTCAATAGACAATTTTAATTCAACCATAAATGCACTTTTTGACAAAGCCGACCGTTTATTGAATTTGTATTATAAGGTTGTCTTGAGAACTTCATATTTGACAACTACGCCATCTTCAAGTTTATTGACTCAGGCTGATATAGATTATATACTTACAAATCAAAAAAAAAATATCGCATTATACAAGCAAAACGCCCTATATGATTATGACGAATACAATAGCCTCGCATTTTACGAGGATTTGGTGATGTTCATTTATTATGCGGTGTTTGTGATTTTTGTATTTATGTCTTTACGTGAGTTCTTTTCATCCGCAGGAGGTTCTTATGATAAACGCAATATTATTATATTGATACTGCTAGGTATTTATCCGAAATACATCTTACCACTTGTATTGTGGATATTGAATGGTCTTACAAAAATAACGGAAATATTGGGCATCAAGAATGTTCGTTTTTGGGGAGCGTGAATCATTTACGCATCATCACACTCGTTCTGAACGTCGTTGTCGCCTCCATCGCACTGGTCATCGTCATCTTCGTAAATAATACGACACTTCCGCCATCCTTTGCTCGTGAGTTTTCCAAATTTCTTCGTCATATAATCGTAGAGTTCATTTCCTTTCGGGATATTCTTACCATGTTGAACGACATACCATTTCTTGAACTCTTCATATACTTCGGTCTTCTTGATATACGTATCCTCATCCGCCACGCGAATCTTGTCGCGAAAGAATTCCGACAGGTAGTCTTGTGTATTACGATACTTATTACTACTCGCTGTAACCGCAGCACACGTCCGCACCTTTCCATCTGTTTCAAATGCCTTCTTGACGAGCATCGCCATAAAGACATTTACCCACGTCTTAATTTTAACATCCAGATTCTTGTCGATAAGGAACTGATATGGTTCTTCGGGGTCATCGGATTTAGGCTCTTCGCAGAATTTCGATTTATACGGGCAAAGTCGGATACGACGCCATGTACCATCATCATTGCTCTTGATATCAAATAGCACGTTCGTGCATACGACCAGCTTGAACTGCGGGACGAATGTAATCGTATTTTTGAACAGTGCTCGACCGCTCATCTCGTCGCCACCCGTTATTTCTTTCAGGATACCCTCGTTAATGCGGTCGCCCTTCGTCGGTTCCTGCATAACTGCGTAACGCACACCTTTCAAGACGGCGAGCTCCGGTGAAGCGCCACCAATCATCGCGCGTTTTTGTGTGACTGCGGTGATGGGGAGGACGGCCTTGTATTCACCCATCACAGCCGACATCAGTTCGATGAGTTTGGACTTGCCGTTGCTTCCACCACCGATATAAATATTGAACGTTTGTTCGCGGTTTGTTCCGATGAGAACGGACGCCAGATGTTCCCACATATACGTCCGGAGTTCTTCTTCAGGGAAAAGTTGTGCCATGAACTCATTGATTTCGTTGATGTGAGTTCGATGCTTATCGTTATCTAGAGGGATATAGTCTATTTTCGTGGTCTTCGAGAGATTATCGTCTGGTTGTCCGCGGCGAAATGTCCGTGTCTTGAAATCAATTACACCATTCTTGAAACACAGGAGTTCGGGTCGTGTATCTATTTTTTCCTCGAAATCCTTGTCATAGAATTGCTCACGCACCTCACGCATAATGTTGTTCTTAAAACTGGTTGTCTTCAGCTTGGTGCAAATATCTACGATACGACGTGACCGTTTTCGCGCGGATGTATATTGGTCAGATGTAGGGTCAAGTCCTGATGTGAGGTCCATTATCTCACGGTGTTTTTTTGTATAAATATCATGCATATCCTTCGATATGAGCGCGCGGAGAGAATTACCTTGGTCGCATTCTACCCAACGATTCTTATCGAATTCATACCATATATTATCCTTCACACTGATACATACAAAACGGTCCTTGAAAATCGTGTATAGAACCGTCGCCAAATCTACATCTGTGGATGCGTCATTGGTTGTCTCATTACAAATCGTTTGATGAATGAAGTTATCGATGGTTTCGGTTCGAATACGGGCATAATCTTCTGGGCAATCGTTCTTCGCCCAATACATAATCGAGCGCCGTGTGAGACCATCCGGGCTATAAGGAAACCCGCACCAAGTATCATAACTCTTCATAATATCCGCATACGAAAACTTGCTGGATTTCGCGCTGAATAGCATCCAGGTAAGGAATAGTTTATCGCTTGTATTATGAAGTGCCAAGCCGACCCGAAGCCATTTATCGTATGGGTCGTAGTATTGTGATGGAAGCGCCATCGTATAATAGTGGGTTTCGCGGATTTCATACTCTTTCGGCTCAAGCATATTCAACATGATTTCAACCGCCATCGTGAGTTCGGAATGATTCGTGATTTTGTCCATCATAATTACACCATTATGTGAAATACTCGCAGCACTAGTATTCATTCCACCACTTCCACCGCCGGTAACAACGAGTCGCAACCGCTTTCCACCATCACCATTTGCCCCATTTCTCCCAGCAGCAGTCCCGCGTTGCTGATTGATAAGTGCGTCATATTCGGCTTTTAATGCTGGATTGTTCGGTAGAATCGAAAACGACGGATAACCGGTATCCGTTGCTCCAGGCGCACCATTTGCCGCGGTTTGAACCGATAATTTCGCGAATTGCTCTTTTACGTTAAATTTGCTCGTTTTCTCCTCTTGACACATCCATGCTCCGTCGGTGTCATCCGGGTCATGCATCATTATGAAATGATACTTCAACATATATGCCTTATGTCCAGGTTTTCGTGAGCCGTATAATTGCCAGTTAGTGTGACCGCGAGATATTCCTTCATCCAGAACATCATTCCATGAATTCGTTATTGGAATATCTGTCCATATTTCAGGGAGTTCTTTCAGCATTCGTGCGCGCAACATTCGCTGTATCGGGCGTTCTACGTTGGCGCCAATTATCATATGAATGCCGTCCTTGGTGACATCATCCAGTTGATTGACGTCGGCCTTTTCAAAGATATAAATCGGGATTTGGGCGTCGCCGGGAATTTCAACGAGTGCCTCCAATGTCTGAATATAGGTTTGTATCATATCCAATACATGTTCCTTGGAATGTTGGCGTTTCGTGATACTCGTTTCATATCTGAAATCGAAATCTACCGTGATAATACCTCGTTCCGGATTCTGTTTTTCAGTAAGGAACTCCTGTTTTCCGGTTTCAAACACATGAGTATAATATTTCTTCCAGAATACCGGCAATATTGCCGGAGGTATCGTATAAACACCACCATGGACATTCAATGCCTTATCTCCAATCCGCGTATGCGTATAAGCTTCACCCGGTTTGGATGTATGATGTTTCATAAATTGTTCGTATGTCATCCCCGCGCAAAGAGACTGGTATGATGCGGTTGTAGTGTCAACAGACCCGGACACAGACGCCGCAGGCGCAATAATCGGCACGTTGGTGCCCCCTCCATTCACTATTGTCGTCATTCGTCGGGTCGTCTTTCTTGTAAAAACTAAATTGGTAGGTTCAAGTTTCAATTTTGTTAGGTTTATGAATTGAAAATTGTAAAACCTCCGGTTTATATATTCCAAAGGTTTTTTCTCTAAATCTGATCCCCCAAAAATGGCACTTTGACTTTTTCATTGCAAAAAACTCCCAAAAAAGGGGGATACTTTATTTTTCGTTTTTCTGGGCGCAGGACTTTTGTAAAAAAGTGGTTTTGCCCGTAGATTTTTTTTTAGGGTTTGGGTTTTTCGTTTTGTGACCATATATCGTCAGGGGTAAAATAATGTGAGCATAATGCTCACGCATAAATGTTACATCTAGCAACATTCTGCTAGGGTTATCGTCACAAAAAGCCCCGGTTCGCTCTGTGAAAAATGGTGTTAGAGTTATGAGTATCCTTTGGGAAACTTCTTGTTCAACTGAACCACCATACTTTGGAATTCTCTTTTTTCAGCCAAAAATATTTGGTTTGGTTCAAAATTCTTTATTTCAAAACTGAATATTGAATCATTTCATAAAGTATAATATCCGAAGGCATGGATGTTATATTTTACAAATAAAACCGGCGAAAATATTTCGTTTAAAACTGCCGAAGGCTAGAATAAACGAAGGAATTAGACCCCCTATTTTTGGACATTTTTTGGACATCCAAAAATGTCCATTTTGGCCTTTGTGCGTGGGAGTTTTAAAATATGAAATGCAAACCACCAAAAAATGGAGTTGTGACCATAATGCTCACAAAACGCGTTTTCGTAGTGAAAAACATGTGACTGACTTTTTTAGGGGAGTTGATGGCGGCGTCCGAATTGGTGGGTTAAAATCGGACATTTATGTATAAGGATATTTAAGATACATAAAAATATCCGAAGATACATCGCATAAAAATGCCACATACATTCTATTGTGAAAAATGTGACTTCAAATGCTCTAAACAAAGCATTTATAATAAACATTTAGAGACACTTAAGCACGCACGTATCGGAAATATCCAGATACATTCCGGATACATTGATGATACAAAAAATATCCTGTCTGAAAAATGTCCTAAAACAGGATATTCATTTATATGCCAATATTGCTTGAAATCATATAAGTATCATTCCGGATTATGGCGACACAAACAAGAATGTGGTGAAATCGTAACAACAACAACAACAACAGACAATATTGAAGACTACGTCCCTACGTTGGACGAGACAATGCCTATAAATGAGATTATACGTAAAAACGTAAATAATAACCTTGAAAAAAACAACGATAAGAAAATCAAAAACCTTGCCGATGAAAATCGAGAAATGAGGGTAATAATGATGACGATGATAAGAAGTAATTCCCAATTACAGTTACAGATGTTGGAAATGATGAAGGCAACGCACATGACAACCATAAACGCTTCTACGAGAGGAGTTATGCCGAATATAAATGGTGACAGTAATGCCACAACCGTAAACAGCCACAATAACAATAATACATTTAACATGAACCTATTCCTCAATGAGAAATGTAAGGATGCGATGAACATGAAGGATTTCGTGAATTCTATCCAGTTGAATATGACCGATATGGAAAATGTTGGCAGACTTGGCTATGTTGAGGGAATGTCGAATATCTTCATTGATAACCTCCAAAAAACAGATATATACAAACGTCCCGTCCATTGTAGCGACGTGAAACGCGAAACGTTGTATGTGAAGGACAACAACGAGTGGCAACGCGACGGTCCAGAACATGAAAAAATGACAGGCGCGATTCTTGCCATGGAACAGAAGAATGTGGTCCTAGTGAATGAATGGGCGAAGGCCAATCCGCGATGTATGAATAGTAATACTCGAGAGAATGAAAAATACTTCAAGCTCGCAAAGGTTGTCACTGATGGAGAAAAGGATGGAAATATAGATAAAGTTATACGTAAAGTAGCAAAGCGAGTCGCGATTGAAAAAGACACGCCTCAAATCGAATAACTAAAATTGAAATGAAATATATATTCGCTTATGATATACAAACAATACTGTAATTACATCATCAATCGATGGTTATTGAAAATGTATGCGATATAATTGCGACCAACTCGGACAGTAGTATTATCCTTCTTCGTGAGAAAGAGGTCATTCAATGGCTGTTTGGCGACTTGTCGTTCCTTCCAGATATTTCAAAAAAGAATAAGACCGCGGATGAAAAACAATACAAGGTTCTTGAAGACAAGTGGGGGCAAGAAATGCTCAGGATTCGTCGCCCAGATTTGAAGCTTGACAAACAATGGACGAATAAGTTTGGAGAGCATATTTGTGAAGAAATATTCACTTTGATGGGCAAACATGTTACAAAACCAATTAACAAACGGCATTATCAACCGGATTCAGAGGTGGATGACGCTATTTTGGAAGCCAAAGCGCAAACATTTTACACGTCCGGAACTGCCGGAGAAAAGATTTTGGGCGCGCCTTTCAAATATGCGGAAGTGCCTGAACTATACGGCAAGCCGCTTAAGATTATTTGTATGGGTGGAGCAGAAAAGGTGTGTCGGGAAAGTTACGGGAATTTGCCGGGGGAAAAGTGTAGTGCGCAAAAAAATAAAATATTGGAGTGTTTTCGTGAAATCGGTATTGAATACATCGGCGCAACAGATATTCTTAGGTCGTTATTGCCGGCACCAACTATTTGTTCATAATCAACACCTCATTCGCGCGTGAATCTGGGTCTTTGGAATGAATCGCCCTCCGACAACTTATCGATTGGATAGTATAGAGTGTCTGTGGAAATGCGTCTCTTACTAACGTGACATCGGCATTACTCATGAGCATATTGACATTTTTTTCCTTTAAATCCGCACAAACCCCGAATAATATATTATGTTTATCGATGCCGAATCCATCGGATGTGTAAGATACGAATGATTTATCTGTCTCAGGTGCGTATGGTGGGTCAAGATACACAAAATCGCCGTCGGCAACACGGCTCAAAGAATCTTCAAATGACGCACATGTGAAGATTACATCCTTGATTAGGTGTGAAATGTGACGAATATGGAGCTCATCAATAATAGACGGATTCTTGTAATTTCCGTATGGAACATTAAACCCATTAGGCCCTTCTCGATATACGCCTCGAAAACACGTCTTGTTCATGAAAAGTAGCATCGCAGATGCGCGTATAGTTGTGCGTTCTTCTTTTGATAACGCATTGAATCTTGACCGAATCCAGAAATAGTATGATTCAGTCGAAGTCCGTCCTTCTTCCAGTGTTGAAGCCTTGCGGTTGATTTGTGGGTTTTCCTTTTCGCACGTCGCGAATTCTTCGATTAGTTTTCCTACTTCTATAATCAATACATCCGGATTTGATTGAATATTACGGTAGAGACCAATGAGATTTGAGTTCAGGTCGCTTGCGTATATTTTTCCGGTGATTGTAATGGTTCCGATGGCCGTGTGCGAGAGAAGAGCCAAAAGAACACTACCACCGCCTAAGAATGGCTCGTGGTAATTATTCATCGATGATGGGAATTTGTTCATAACTTCGGTTATGATTTGCGTTTTTCCACCGACCCATTTCAAAAACGGCTTTGTTAATTCGCACGACGGAACCGACATTGTATAATATAACCTATAAATCAAACTGGGCGAATCAATTTTATTTATTTGCTCGCATAAAATACATAAACACAAACCCTGGATTTACTCTAGAAACACAATAATGACTGATGAAACTACTAAAGTCGTAATTCCCAAAGAAACAGTCACGCGTCTCCTCCGGGATATTCGCGATGTAATGACCGACCCGACATTAAATGAATGTGGCATCATATATCGTCATAGCGAAACAGACATACTTACTGGCTATGCGTGTATTGTCGGTCCGTCCGATACACTCTATTTTGGCGGTTATTACTTCTTCGTCTTTAAGTTCCCAACTAACTATCCACATTCTCCGCCAGTGGTTTCTTATCTAACAAATACGAATAATATTAGGTTTCATCCCAATTTTTATGCGAATAAGAAAGTATGTGCTTCGATTGTAAATACATGGCGTGGAGAGCAGTGGTCTGGGTGTCAGAATATTCGGTCTGTTTTGATGACATTCCAATCATTATTGGATAAGGAGCCATTACTTCATGAGCCAGGTATTCGTCGAGGTCACAGCGACTTTCATTCGTATCACATCATGGTAGAATATTATAACTATAAATTCGCATGTTTGACACTAATGAATGACCTTACAACGTATATCACGATTGAGCCGTCGCTTGTCGGTGAATTTAAAGAGTTCATGAATCGGAAATTTATAGAAAATAAAACGCGTGTTCGAGAGATTTTGATAGAGCGAGCTCGAATATACCCAGAAAAGAAACCTATCAGTATTGCTTTATATGGGTGTATTAGTACGTATGTATCATACGATACCATTATGAAGGATTATGACGCGGTGAATGCGAGGTTTGAGTGAGGGGGAGCTAAGAGGGGTGGTGGGTGAGGTGGGCGGTACATTATTATGCCATGAATAAAGTATTATAACGATAGTATTAGACTTAAATTGAAATTAAATGTATCTATATACATTATACTATCATTCATTCTCTCGTTGGCGTAAATTTAAGAGTTCAACGATGCATTTCTGCTCTGTATGTAACAATATGTATTATATCAGTATAACACCTGAAAATGAACTACAATATTACTGTAGAAATTGCGGGAATATAGACAATACGATTTCGGCGGATAATATATGTGTCAGCAAGGTGAATGTTAAACACGCAACCACACCGCAATCCTTTTCGCAGGTGGTGAATAAATACACGAAGTATGACCCGACATTACCACGTATTCATACGATTCGATGCCCGAATGATGAATGTCCAAGCAATCAAGACATGGCAGCGGGTGGTGGTGGTGGTGCGGGAGAGGCGAAGAAGAAACCACACAACGAGATTATTTATGTGAGATATGATGATACCAATCTCAAATATGTATATTTATGCGCAAGGTGCGACAAAGTATGGAATACAGAGCAACAGTAGCGCTGCCCCGCCCCGCCAGGTCCCATCTTGTGCGCCGCCAGGTCCCATCTTGTGCCCCGTAGGTCGTCGTATTTTTTATTGTGTTATATTCGTCGATATAAAACAATAAATTGAAACATAATAAAGTGTAATACATATATATATATACGTTTCATGATGTCAAGTGGTATTCCTTCTCTGCCAAAAAAACCGCAAATACGTGCGCCTGATGCTGCTGATTCAGAGAATGAAGAAGAAATCTTATCGGAAGGTGATGACGACAGTTCTGCCGCGAGCGGTGATGATGCCTCAACAGTCGTAAGCACAACTGAAGGTAGTGATGATGATGTAGAGGCCGATGAAGCAGTGGATAGTAGTGGTGATGATGAAGAGGCCGACGCCGCAGGAGGAGGAGGAGCAGCAGGAGGTGGAGGGGAAGGAAATAGCGATGATGAAGCATCACGAGAACTGGCAAAGAAAAATAAAAAGAAACGCGCAGCTTCGAGCAGTAAGAAAAATACAGAGGACGACATGACATTACTTGGTGTTCCTCATGGCATACATTTTGAGGATGACGAAGACGAAGATGAAAATGACGATGAAGACGAAGAACAAGATAAAGATAGCAGCGAGTACTTCCAGAAACTAAAATCAAGTGTTCGCGAAAGCTATGTTGATACATATCATCCGGAATCTTTGTCACACAACTATGACGAAATACAAACACTTGCGCGAGTTGTCCGAAATAGCTCCGGCGTTATAGTTGATGATTTACACCGAACAATCCCAATCATGACGAAATATGAAAAAACTCGGATATTGGGTCAGCGTGCGAAGCAAATCAACGAAGGCGCGCCTACATTTATCAAGATTGACTCTACTGTAATTGATGGATACTTAATCGCTGTTAAGGAATTAGAGCAAAAGAAGACACCATTTATCATCCGCAGACCTTTACCTAACGGAGGTTCTGAATATTGGCGAATTCAAGATTTAGAGATACTTTAAGGAATGGTCACAGTTCCGCCCGTATGATATAAAAAAGGATGAAACAGTTTATTGTTATGTGTTTGAATACGTTTTGATAAATATTGGTGATTATGGTCATATTCATCCGAAGACAAAGAAGAAGATGACCATATAGCGGAAGAATTAGAATTTGAACTTGATGTAGATGCGGTGAGGTCGTCAAAAGAACCGGAAGAACCGGAAGAACCTAGAGTGACCGGAGTGACGGGACTTTGTTCTCCATCTGCTTTCGTATAACTATCGGTTTTTTTTACAGTGAAACAATTATTTTCTCGTTCGACACAACAACGAAAATATGTTTTTATTGACGCAATAATGTCGCAATACTTGAGTTGTTGGTATTATTACTGTATTTGTTATTGAGTTATATTTTATTTTTAGCATTTCCAACGTTTTCCACATTCCAAACATGTGACAAAAGTCGTCATCGGTTCATCGGCCGAACGTGTTTGAAGCTGGTAATACGTGCATTTCTTCGATTTACACTTATTACACGTAAAGTTGTCAGTCGATGCTTCAATATTAGGTTCATATTTTTGCTTGTCACGAACCTTTTTATCTTCAATCAACTGTTTCCATTTATCCGGGCAAATTTCTTGATGTGTCATGAATGCGATTTCTTGTGATTTGATATTGCCGGAAATCACCGCACTTGAAACGTCGGGTTTTTTTAAGTTGATATATACCGAGCGGAGATGGTCAATATATAATGTGACAAAGAAAGGATTGGACCATTTCTTCACGATGTTATTCTTGGAAGCATGTTGAATCACCCAGTTGAATATTCCTTTTTCGATATTCGTAGATATTGTATCGATGGTCTCGGTGGCGAGTTCGTCCGCTCCCGCTGCGGGTCCTCCATGAGAGGCGTGTAATAACGCAAAGAGTCGCTTTTTCACCTCGATGCGAAATTGTTCAGGATATGCGATGGAATCAATGGCCGACATAGAAATCTATTGTATTGTATAGACTATAATAGATTTCTTTAATCAATTTTTACGATGTAGTATAACATAAATGATAATTTTATACATACTCTTCTTCACTCAATTCTGATTCATTTTCTGCGGAGATGACCGGTTCTTCAACCGACTTTTTAGACTTTATGTTCTTCGCATTTGTCGCTCGTTTTTGTTTTGTGGTTGTTACAATCACGTGAGGCTTCACCTTTTTGTGATTACATTCTAGTACAGGAGGGTCTATGTCCGCATCCGCATCCGCATCCGAACTAGACAAAGTCACAGATTCTGTTTCTGTTTCTGTAATAAATTCACTTTCGGTTGATTCAGACTTATTTTTCCTACTTCCACGACCTTTCACTTTACCTCGCGGTGTGGCGTCTTCATCATCAACGATGAACCCGTCCTTTAAATAACCATTAATGGTTTTTTTATGCGAAGGAATCGAATCCAACTCGTCGATTTCATTTTCATCCTCGAGAGCAGTTGTCGCAAGGTCTTCGAATCCCCCGAATAAGTGTTCGTATATCTTATTCCATATTTCGATTGTCAAATGAATTGCGGATTCACCGTTTATTCTCGCAACAAGGGCGATATTCCCGTAAAAAATGAGTTCATCGATTGGTGGAGGCATCTCATATTTATTTTCATATCCCGCACGTCCTTCAGTTTTCGCCCATACATCGACATAAATGTATTTTGGAATGACCTCCTCATTTTCAATCGGAAATGCCATTTTCTTTTTATTCTTGTATCTCCATGTATGATAACAACTGAAACCGTCGTGATTACGATATCCACATTTTTTGGACAGTAGAATAGTAAGTTCATCTAATGTTGTTTCACTAGCAGGTTCAACTACGCACTCGGACAACGAGCCCGTCTTTGAAACAATTACAATCGTTGTTTTTGTATTTTGGATTGGTTGATTTTCGTATTTATTTTTCAGTTTATTACCGTTATTTTTTGGAAGGTCGAACATCGTAAAATACGGTGCTTATGTACATATGCTATCGTTATGTTTCTATATTATTTATGCGTCGCATACGCCCTCGCATACCCCCGTCGTAGTTGTATGCGATATAAACGTAATTCATGTAGTATTATAATCATAGTGTTTGTTCGATGGCCACAAATCACGTTCGAAATCAACGAAAAAAACAGAGTGCGCGACAAGCAACCGTTATATCTGGATTAAGCACAATTTATCGTAATCAATCTGTTACACATTCGATACAGACGCATCAGCAAACTGCGCCGCGAATATTTTTGCTTGACATAACATTAGATGAAATGAATACACTGTATCCAAGGATACATGGAATTATTGAGAAGGGGCGCATACGACCCAAAGGAACCGAGATATTTTTCGTATATAAGAAAATGGAATATTACGTAATCACTGAAGACACTATATATGAAATTCAAAGTCATCAAAACGGAGAGACAGTATCGCTAAAAGAGAGAATTCCAGTTGATGGACCTGTTACAACCGTTGAAATGATGATTACGCAAGAAGAAAATGCTACGACAATGATGGTCCCATTACTCGTAGATGAAAGTTATTACAAGTTATGTGACGCTAGCGGTAGCGGTAGCGGAGATAATACACACAACACCTTCACTGGTTCATATCTTTCACCAAACCACATTATAGAACATCATATGAAAATAGTTGTGAAAACACATCCAAAATCGATGAACGCATTCGTATTCATCATGAATGATACAGAGACGGAAGTTATTGATTTTTATATCACTACTGAAAATGGTATTATAACGACTACTCCTACAACACCGGCAACGAAAATAACAGGAATGAGAGATATAATCACAAAAACATGCAAGGATGATATTAATTCGTTTTTAGAACACTTCAAATTATGTTCGTAATATACACATGAATACAATATATACTATTCGTAATGTTGTGGTTAATACAAAATATTCTTTTTTCTATTAGTTTAATTGTAGTTATACATTATTTGTACATCTATTTTGAAACGACACTTACCGCTCCAAAAGTAAAAGATTTAATTCATTGTCCGAAGCAGAAATATAAGTCACTGTTTGATACCATAAACAAGAATTTAGACAATAATAAACCGCAGTCGGCTGATGGCATAAGAGGAGATGCTCGAATACACGATTTGTCATTGTCGTCGAATTTAGGAATAGATGAACATGACAGACGAGAGCCTCCTCAAAACAATAACATAATTACGAATAGCAATGACATGAAAACCGACCTAAAAGCCTTTTTACGTGGTATTGGATTGAAGGCGAAGTCATCTACTGAAATGTCATTTCTACCGAGCTATGAAACGAGTTAAAGATATAACGCGTATTTTATTATATAATGTATCAACAACGTAGGTTACATCAGCAGCCGCAGCCGCAGCCGCAGCATTCTTCGGCGAATATGCGTGTTTTAAATTCACAAGATGTTGATAGTTTATTATCGAATTTTCCATCTACAAGACTTTCTTATGAAGTGTCTATTCATAAGAACGACAAGCACCAAATTTCGGATGTGGGTTATAAGTGTTTTCTACTTCCAAAAGGCCGACGTTGCATCGCATGGGCGACTGAATGGAGACGCAATAAAATATTCGCGGTGATTGAAATTGATAGTTCGCGTGAGCGCGAACGCACTGTTTCGCCTATTATTCGTAAATTTCATCAAGATAATGGCTGGTTTCCTGGAAGGGTTCGTATATTTGATGCGTGCTTTGACCGGTCAATTGTTTATGGAACTGTATTTGGTGGTGTATTGTTTCGCATAAATGGACATTCATCGGATACTCATGCGCAATTTTTCTCTATTCATACGATTTATTGGTATAAAGGTAATCCAGTTCCACCCCTTACGGTATCTGGTCATATTCGTTTATGTGAAGATATTTTTGCCAACAATGATATTCGACAAGTTGCTTATACGAAACAAAGTAGCGTTGTTTTTGGATTACCCGTATTATGTAATACTGAACGAGATGCCGAAAATATTGCGCGGGATTTGCCGTATGAAATATTTGCCATACAGTATCGTTATTTTACACATACCCGTATATTTCAACAAATACTTCAAGACAGGTCGTTCGTATCGTCGTCATCGCCGATGGTTCCGGT